AAAGGTTGATGGTAGAGAGTTCTTTAGGTTTGAACCTTTTGCATATTGTTTTGATGAAAAATCTCTGGAACCAGAGGGTCTTCTAGCTATTGTCCTTGATCTTGTTGGTATTAAGGTGTATGTTGATGGACAAAATAACTTTGAACGACTTAACTTAGTCAACCCTGAAAGTGGAGAGTAACTAATGCGTATTGATATTGAGACCGAGGCTTTGGGAGAGCGGGTAGTAACAATTGATGGGGTTGATGTAGCTAGACTTATCCCTTACGATACAAAATCTTCTTATAGTGACGCTGATATTTTAGCTATAGCACTTCATCTAGCTGATATAGGAGTTTACTTTAATGGGGTATCTTTGATGGATATGAATAGCCTTAGTTTTGATAATGCGGTTAATCCTGAAAGCGGAGAGTAATTGTGTCGGAAGCCCCTAAGTCTCGCCGTGTCACTAAGTATAAGAACGCTGATGTAAAGACTGTCTCTGGCCTAGTTGCTAAAACACCTAAACAACAAGAATTGATTGATGCACTAAAGACTAGTCGGCAAGTATTCATTCTTGGGCCTGCTGGTACAGGGAAGACTTACGTTACAGCAACCTATGCTGCTGACCTCTACACATTAAAGAAGATTGACAAGATTGTTATCACAAGACCTATGGTGTCTGTAGGTAAAGAGCTAGGTTTTCTAAAAGGTGATCTACACGAGAAGACTATGCCTTGGGCCTTACCTGTTCTTGATGTGTTAGAGAAGCACTTGGGTAAAGCTACAGTAGAGATTGCTATCAAGAGTGGTAACATTGAAATGGCTCCCCTAGCTCTTATGCGTGGTAGGTCTTTTGAGAATGCTTTTATCATTGTTGACGAGACACAGAATATTACGACACACGAACTCAAGATGCTCCTGACAAGGGTAGGTGAAGGCACTACTATCGTACTTAATGGCGATGTTCAACAAAGTGATCTTAAAGAGGCTGATGGTTTGACTAAAGTTATCCATCTAGCTAAGAAACACATGTTGCCTATCTCTATTGTAGAGTTTGGGGTTGACGACATTATCAGATCAGATATAACTGCTATGTGGGTTAAAATTTTTCTCAAAGAGGGACTATAACTATGGATATGACTAAAGAAAAAATTACAGTTGGAAGTGAGTGGGTAGCTAAGGTAGATCGCCCTTATTCCACAGATGTTCTTTCAGGGGAAATTGTTGAGGTCACACACCATCTAAGGGGCGGCGGTATTTACTTTAATAACAAGTGGTATGGCCAATTTTCAGATTGGCACGATCACTTTGAACCTTATGTAGAGGAAAAACCAATGAATGAAATTACAGTTGGAAGTAAGTGGGTAGCTAAGGAAGATCGCCCTCATGAAGCAAATATCCGTACAGGAACTGTAGTCACTGTGGTAGAAGTGGATGACGTTGATATTACGTACTGCGAAGATGGAGATGAGTTATCTTGGTACGCTGATCCAAAGCTTTGGCACGATAACTTTGAACCTTATGTAGAAGGTTTTACTTTGGGTGACAACGTAAACAACCCATCCCACTACGGACAAGGTAAGATTGAGGCTATTGAATACATCTCTGACTTCCTCACTAAAGAGGAATACCAAGGTTACTTGCGTGGAAATATTGCTAAGTATCTGCATCGCTTCCCTTACAAGAATGGTATTGAAGACCTAAAGAAAGCACAATGGTACTTGGAACGTCTAATCCAAGAAGTAGAATAACCTAGAATAAAAAAAGCCGCAAGCGTCCGTTGGGATACTTGCGGCTTTACTATTTGTGTCTTATTGTTATTTCTTACGAGAAAATAGGCTTCTGATGCCCCTACCAATCTCATTGGGGCTAGGCAACAACCAACCAAGCACCAACAAGAGGATTACCCAAGGATTAGTCTCATTGACAGTTACATTCTCTACTGATTCCGTCTTAACTCTGTTGGTATCCGTAGACTGAAAAACTCTATCCGCGTTACCAAATTCTAGTCTCTGCTCAGTATTGTTTGTTGTCCCTAACGTTTGTGTATTAGTCTTACCAACTTGAGTGTTAGCCGCTACGTTAGTTCCCCTGCCCGTCAGAAGGCCCAGAGGACTTGTCCCGCAACTTGCTATACTGGTCAAGACCAAAAGCAGCAGTAGCAAACGTGAAGATGGGCCAAACAAGAATTTCAATAATTTTAGCATCTTTTACCTCTACGATATAGAATAACCATAGCAGAAGAATTACCGCTACTTCCCTCTTGAATGTCTTCTTCACAATTTGTCTCATAGGTTTTATTTACCTCTTTCGAGATGCTCTCTAATACCTTTGATATTCTCATCTATGCGGGCTAAAGTGATTGCTTGGCTCTGTACAACAACCTCTAGGCTAGAAGTTCTAGCATCAAGACGAATGATGTCTTCAGAGTTGGAATCAATATCATTTCTAAGGGAAGCTGCAAACCAGATAATAGCAACTGTTTGACAAGCAATAGCAAATACAAATGTTATGGGTACACTCTTAGATAAGTGCCAAGGTTCATTAGGCATTGAACAAATCTCTCTCTTTTCCCCTACGTATGGTAAGACCCCTGAGTGTGACCATCTTACCAGTTTGTTTGTCTCTCTGTTTATTCCACATTAGGAAAGCATCAGCAGCCCCCCTGTAGTCCCCCAAATTGAGCTTACGAAGCACTGTTGACTTAGAGAATGACCCACCACCTATGTTAAAGATCAGAGAGCCTACAGCATCCCTCTGGTTCTGTGTGAGAGGTACTTTAACTAGCTTGTCGATAGCATCTTCTACCCAAGCCAAGTCTTCTCTAAGAAACTGCTCAGCTTGGGCAACAGTAATAGTCATGTTAGGTTTAGCATTCTTAGTGTGACCCCAACCAATAGTCCAAACATCATTCTTTGTTGGTAGGTAAGAGGTCAACCTCAGTTGTTCATGCTCTTTAATTGCATCTACGTTTTTAATACGCATGTCTTAACCCACTAAGTTTTCTAGGGCAGTCAGACGGGCCTCAAGAGAGTTGATAATAGCTTGTTGCTCTTGCATACCCTTTGTTAGTGCAGCAACAACAGAACGATCATAAAAGCCGTAGTAACCATCACTACCCATTGGGGCTGCTGATGGGATAACATCTTTAACTTCATCCGCAAAGAAACCAATCTCAACCGCAGCATCACCCCCGCGCTTTTCAATATCATCAAGCCACTTGTAAGCTCGCGGCCTAAGTTGCATTATTTCAGCTAAACTAGGGATTAACGCTTCTGGGACTTCCTCTTTCAAACGACTGTCCGATGCAGCAGAGAGTACACCAGTGTTACTAGCGTTTACCGCACGAGACCCCGTTCCAGCAAGGTTTGCTATAGTAATAATACCACCCCCCGCACCAGTAGTACCATCACCTATCCTAGAGACTGATTCAACTAAGATGGCACCAGCAGTCACAGCACTTGAAGCAAACATAGGTATGCTAGATAGACTTGAATCTGGTAGTGGCCTTAACTACACTGGAAGCAGAGTTATTACTTTTCCTGTTGCATTTAAAGATACTCCCGCGCTAAGTATTTCTGCTGATCTTGCAAATGGGGATAGGTATGTAATTTCAGCTAAGAGTAGAACAGGTTTCACCATAACAACATACACTGGTGCAAGCATCAGTACCAACCCGACAACGATTGATTATGTAGCTAAGGGCTACGGCAAGGAGATAGCATGAGCCAAAACGATTTCGACATCGCCAACCAAGGGTTTCCAGCATTTAGGGATGATTTGAACGCTGCCCTTAAAGCCTTGGCTTCAAATTCCTCTGGGGATACGGCCCCAGCCACATCTTATCCTAACCAGTTCTGGTATGAGACAGACACTAACATCTTGCATATTCGTAATGAGGGCGGCAGTGCATGGCTTGACTTGATGGTGATTGATGGTACTACAGGCTCACCTTCTTTCAACTCTGGTAACGTAGGTATTGGTACTTCCACTCCATCAGAAAAATTAGATGTTGTAGGCGTTGTCTCCGCCACAAACGGATTTGTTGATACAGGAGCAACTGCGGGGGGAACTAACGTCATCCTACAAGGCTTTCGTAATGATGCGGGTCAGTCTGGTGGTGCAATTCGCATACGTTCCGCTGGTGATGGTGCTGGTAATGCAGTGCAGATGTTCTTGGATACAAATAGCACAGAACGTCACTAACAACTATATCCTGATATTCTGACCAAACAGGAGAACCCGCTGGGTTATCATCAGTGTAAGAGACTTGCGCCCTAACAGTTGTTAAGTCAAACTTAGAGGGGTCGCCATCAAAATCCCCATCTCTGCTATCAAAGTCACCAGTGGCTAGGTCAAAAGTATCTACATAGTCTAGGAATAAAACCTCTGGATTAACTTCAACCCTACTTGTGTACTTCGCTCCAAGATCGACATAGTTAGAGAACTCGTAAGTACCAGAACTTGCTATTTGCCCGTCCTTACCACCAGCATCAAAAAGACCAATCTGAGCATCAAAATCCCCAGATAGGCTATCAAATAAGGTTGTAGTGTCCAAGGTAACATAGCCATCTACTTTAGAAACACTAGACTTGTTGCCAGTGAAGTCGGGTTGTAATAGAGTTGTTATGGGGCTAAGGTTTTGGAGAGAATTACTATTAGTTCTGACAACAAAACTTGAAGGGGTATTGCTGACATTACCTAGTTTATCTACTGCCCTAATAAAGTAAGTACCCGTCTTTGCTGGAACTGTAACACTAACGGCTGGTCTAGATACCTTTTTAACTAAGTCTACTGAGTTTTGATAGCTGGCCCCTGTTGTTTTTTTTGAGTAACGAATCCTATAGTAGGACAAATCTAAGTCTGGAACTGCCTTCCAAGTCAAGTGCAAAGAGTTGCCAACAACATTACCAGTGAAGTTTTGTACAGTAGAGGGGGGCGTGGCAAATAAAGTAATATACCTATTTGATACAGTGCTGTACGCACTCCTGATGCCAAGGGTGTTAACTGACCTAGCTCTTATATCATATAAGCCATCGCTTGCAGATAGTATCTCAAAAAGGTTGGAGTTTGATTTCCCAACAGGAATGTACTTTGTTGAACTTGACTTCTTGTATTCTACCTCAAAGTAGTCTTCAAAGAGGTTATTGGCGCTAGTTAGTTCTACAAGAATTACCCCAGTTACTTGTTCATTGACAACACGAAGTTCACTGCTAATAGAAATTCCTGGAGGTATAATCTCAAATGGGTCAGGTAGGGTAGTGTTGTTGCTCTCAAAGTTCTTTTCAACACCAGCAGTAAAAACTGCCTCGCTGATCTCTCTGAGTGTCATACGAACTTGAATATCTAGACCTTCAGTTAAACCAAAGTTCCACTCTACAACCTCAAAAGCCTTGTTTGACCAGCCGAACCTTTCATTGCTTATGCGGATAAAATCTCCAACCTGAACTTGAAAAGCCCTCATACCAAAAGATGCACTAAAGGTAAGTTGCTCTCTGTTACGATTTAGAGCAATTCGAGCAATTCTTCTTGCAGTTTTACTTGAAGATGTGAAGGGCAAAGGAAGGTCAAGAGTATTGACAACTCCACCATCAACAGCTAAATAGGTATCACTGTCTACTATTGGGTAGTCTGCTGCTTGGTAGTCTGTTTGCGACCCTCTAAATGTCCCTTTAACTGAGTTGAAATTGTCTCTGCGGGAATACCTAGTAGATAGCGATATGCCAGAACGTAGGTCATCCTCGTCAAAAGATACAGTAGGTTCAGTCCAAGCAGCAGCTTTTACCCGCCATTTACCTTGACCATACCACAACAATCCCCCCATAGAGGTCAATAAGTCATTCAGAATAGAAGAAGGTTCTGCACCTGTAATAAATGCCCCATTGCAAGTGTAACGCTTTTCAGAACTTACAGTTTCATCGCAAATATCAGCAGCAGTAATGATTAGATCATCATCAATACGAGCAGAGGGTTGATTTAATCCATAGCTAGAAGTCAAGTAGTCTCTGATACAAAGGGCTGGGTTATCACTCCAAGCTGTGGTATTGGTGTCTGGGTTGAAGACTTTCTTGCCACGTATTACAGCAGAAACAGAAGGAACCCCATTTGGAAAAGCATCTTCGTCGTATTTGAATCTGACATAGATATAAGCTATACCTTGAAGTCTATGCTCACTTGTCCATCTCCCACTAGAGAGTGAAAGAGCAGAGGTATTAGAAATTAGTTGTGGGTCAGCTTCTTGTGTATCTGTTCCAAGGTAGGTCTTAATACGAACATTACCATCATAGCGATTAGGAAAAGTTACATCGCCACTACCATCAATGGTTACAACTTGGTCATTAAGATAGATTTCTTGAAAGCTGTCAATCTCATGCCCAGCAAAAGTAATAATTCTGTGTAAGTACCTATTGTCATCGCCAATAGAGGTGTTAGTAGAGGCATCATAAATACGAACACCACCAACCCTAGTCTCACCATAAATGATCTGATGGTCTAGAGCAGCACCAGATTGACCTTGAAGGTTATAACCACCTGAACCCGACACAGAAGGTTTTGGAGTAAGGGCATTAAGAGCGGCCCCCATAGCTGTGCTTACTAGGAAATAAGTAAGGGCGCTAGAAAGGGCTACTGTACCAGCTATTACACCTACGCCAGTTGATAGGGCCGCTACTACAGCTGAAACTGCCATTATAACACCTTTGAGTAAAGATTTTCTATGTGCTTATAACCCAACCAAAGAAGTAGGGAATCAAAAGGTTTATGTCTCTTAGTGTTCACAATGATAACGTCAACACCATCTGCCTTTAAGCACTTCTCAGCAAATTTCATAAGCCTTGGGCCAGTGAAACCCTTGCGATAGTTCTGGTCAACAAACAAGATGTCGTTGTATGCAAACAAGTTATCTTTGTAATGTATGTGAGCTTTAACAAAAACAACAAAGTACCCAACAAGTTTATTCTCTGTATCCCTAGCGGTAAATATTTTTAGTATCTCCGCGTCTTCTAGATTAGAATAAGCATCCCAATCTGGGTTCAACTTAATCTTATCTTTGTTTAAGGCTATTTCTTCCCAATGCTTTTCCAAAAGGGGAATAGCATCAGATTTACAAGTTGACAGAGATTCTTGTTGATACTTTATCACTTAGCCCTTCTCCCCCAGAAGATTTCTTTGTCTTGTAACGAGGCAACAAACTCTAGTCCACGATCATTGGGAAACCTAGATTTTTGGTCTTCGTTAGTAAAGCGTCTTACTACTGGACGCTCAAGTTTAACTAGTACGTTTTCAGCAGTTACAGAAATACTAGCAGCCTCTGCCTGTTCTTCGATATTCATCTGATCTAGCTCACCAGAGAACACCTCTACATAAGCAGAAGGGTCACTTGTGATCCCAAAGTAAATACGACACTCACGCCCTTGGTAAGGTTCGTCTAGAGCTAGAGAAAGGAAACTAGCTGGGATACCAGACATACTGATAGTTGCACCCTTAGCTTCCATCTCTGTAGTCTCAGCTATAGAGGAAATGTTTAGTAGTTGCCCTGCACCAAGGTAAGTCTTACTGCCAATCACTAAGTCCCCATAACCAGACCAAAGATAAAGTGAGCCAGAGTCGAGGTCTAAATCAACAGCAAAAAAAGGTTGGATAACAGCATCATTAAGTGCGTCCAACACTGGTGTGGTAATGTCTCTGCTCATATCACAAAGCCTCTACACAATCAAAACTAATGCCATATATACTAGCTTCATTAATACTGAATGACTGTTGGGCACTAGACAACCTAAAACGACCAACAGTGTTAGTCAGTATCACATTAGCGTTTGTCACAGAAGAACGTAAGGCAGGCCAAATTTCTATTCCACCACTGCCACTATCGTCCTCAAGAACCTTGTGTAACCTTGCTGTAGCACCTGAGCCAATCTGAATATAGTCCCCTGCCAACAGAGTTCCCGTCTTAGTGATAGTGGGAGTCGATGAGCCAGCAGTTCCTGTAATGGTAGCTGTAGAAGCTGTCCCCCTAGGCTCTTTAGCATTAGGATCGCCCAACAAGAAGGTTCCTACAGGCCCATTTAGAGCCAATAGAAAAGCCAGCCAAGGTTCAGCTAAATCCCTACGAACTGGGGGGATAGAAACTGAAGCTGTCCATCTCTGACCAGCGTGTTGAACGATTTGTTGCTGAAAGGTAAATGGAGACTGACTAATGGCAACAGCATTATTAGCAGACAAGGTGATGTTAGCAATACCAATGGATGTGGGTAGTGTCAGTGGTGGAATAGAAATTTGGCCTGCCTTACG